TTTCATAAAAAGATCTAGGAAGATTATAAATTGATTGCCAAGTCGTAACTACTACTGGTTTATTTGTAATTTTTTCTTTTCCAGAATAAATTTTATGACAATAATTATCAGAATCCCAACCATAATCTGTAAAATCTTTTACCATTTGTTCAACCAATGATGTAGTTGGAACAATTAATAAAATATTTTTATTGTTATCTACAAAATATCTTACAATCGTATAAATCATTAGTGATTTTCCAGATGCTGTTGGGGATATTAAAAGTTTACGATTGTATCTTAAAGCATCATAAACAGCATCAATTTGATAATCTCTTGGTTGATGTTTTGAAATTTTATTCATATAATCAGAAATACCATTTAAAGAAATCATTTCATTTTCTTCAAATGGCAATCCATAAAATTTATTTTCTTTAAATTCTACTGAATATTCGTATCTCTTTGCCCAAGCAACTAATTTATCAAGCAAACCAACATAAATCTCTCCAGTATGACTGCTGTATAATCTAATTTTTCCATCCCAATATTTACTCCTATATTGAGGCATAAATTTTGCACCAGGAACCTCAAAAGTAAAATAATCAAAAAGTTCTTGATGGATGTGTGGCTCAGTTTCCACCTTTAAGTATATTTCGTTCTTTTTTTGTATAATAATGTTAGTCATATCCTGCAGTAAATCTCATATATTCAATAGCATTTTTGATTTGATAAGTTCTATTTAATATTGTCTTTAAAATACTATCCAAATAATTTATCATAGTTTGATAGTATTCAATTTTAGATGCAATTTTGAGTAAATCAGAATCAGCATCCATATACTTATCTAAATCTGGTTTTAATACTTTATGATCAAAAGGATTATTTTTATATACTTCTGGTTCTGCTTTTCCTGAATAATATAACCATTTTTCCTTCCTAAGAATTTTGTATTTATTTTCTTCCATTTTTTTAAGAAGAATAATATTATTGTATATTTTATAATATTTTGAATGTAAAGAAGGAATTTTAAGTGATTCTTGATGTAGATTATCTGGATCTATTTTTGAATCCTCTTCCCATAATGTTTGAATTTCATCAATGTCCATAAGTTTAATAAACGATTATATCGTATAAAGTATATTTGAATGTTACATTTGCAGTCAAAAAATTTATATCTTGTGCCTTTGCAGTAAAATCTAAAGTAGATAAGGAAACTGGAAATAATCCTCTAAAATTTACTTGTCCTATGGGATTATAATTGCTATTATAGATGATTAAACTTCCATCAGATTGTCCGAAATTAGCATCTTGAACTCCTGGATTAAATTCATCAGAATTTAATAAATTTTGAAATTCTGAAACACTATTTGGGTATCCGAGTCCTCTTATCCAGTTATGTATTTGTAAATAATTTTGTAAATTTTCATCTACATAAAATTCAAAAGAAAAATCATCATAGGAAATTTTATCTCCAGGAATTGGAATATCTTTTAAATAATTTGATTGAATTGAAACTCCTAAGTTTATTCCTGGAATTTGTGATGAATTAGAAAAAAAATCAACTTTAGGATATTCGGATAAGGTAAATTTAAATCCTACAGGGGATAAAAAATTTCTATTATCAATTTGTTTTGACCAAGGACTCTGAGCCATTTTTATTTTTATTTATTTGCATAAAAAAAGAGGTCCTTTCGGACCTCTTGATGTAATGTGATAAAACTCACATAAGATTCTTAACCAATACTCTTCTGTAGTAGCGGTTGCTATTAGTTTGAATACGACCCAGAGTGGATTCAGGTGCAGAAGATGACTTACCTTCAGCAAATGGATTAGCAACAAGACCATAACGGGTCTTGAATCCGATCTTAGGCTGGAAGGTGTTCTCACCAACGGCACGAACCATTTGGAGAGGAACGTATGGGCAGTAGAAGAGTCCTGCGTCATAAGGGGAAGAACCCTTATAACCAACAACATAATACTGACCACCAGAAGCACTTGGGTTTGAACCACCTGAATATGGGTCAATATATACACGATACTTACCGTTGAGAACACCAGCAAATGTATTGCCAGTATCATCTACGTTAAGATTTGCATTAAGTGCAGGGGTGTAGTCAAGGAGACCAGCCATTGAAAGTGCAGAAGCAACATCAGATGAGCACATAATGATGTTGCCCTTTCCTCTACGAGTACGCTGAGCAATTGCGTTTGCATCTCTTTCGATCTGGAAGATCAGACCCTTGAACTTCTCAACCGACCAACGACCATTGGAGTCGATGTCGAGGTCAAAAGTACCTGCGGTAGCAACGTTATGCTGAGCACCAGTTTCTGCAGTCTTGTAGATAGTTCTGATAACTTCTCTATTGATTTCTGCGAGGATTTCAGTTGAGAGAATGTTAGCAAGTTCTGCCTCAGCATTCAATCCGTGAATTGCCTTAAGGTCTTGTGCAAGCTCAAGTGAATACTCGGCTTTCAGTGCTCTTGACTTTGCAGTAACGGTGACTTTCTCGATTGAGAATGCCATTTCGTTAAATGCTGCACCAGAATCAGATCCAAGAATTTCTGCATCAGCAGTGGACATACCACCACCAACGTTATAATCTTGCTGTCCACCACCAGCACTTAGAAGACCAGGATTGTTTCCTGTTTGAGCAGCAGTAGTACCGAAACCTACGTTAGCTTCAACAACGGGATTGACTGCATACTGAGATTGATTACCCTTTCTACCAGAGAACTGAGTATCAACTTCATCAAAGAATGCTTCAGAACCAGACTGGTTGGTATAACGTGAACGCATTGCGAAGATGAGTCCTGTAGGACCATTCATTGGTTGAACACCTGCGAGGTCATATGCGACCAGGTTAGGCATTGAACGACGAATCAGAGAGATCAGAACAGGGTCGAAACCTGCTACTGGACCACCTGCTACGGCACCACCGGAGAAACCAGCAGTATTGGATGTTGAACCTGTTGTGCTTGTTGGAGCACCAGTTTCGTAAAGAAATGATCTTTCTTCACGAAGGAATTTTTCTTGATTCTCCAGGAGAACTGCAGTTACCATTCTGCGATGTGAATCTTTGATTGGGTCTAGACCCTGATAATCAAGGAGTGGTGACCACTTCTCCTGCAGATGCTCTGCGTTGAACATTTGCATTTTTTTTACCTCTTTAAAAGTTTTAGTTTGATTGTTTATAATTTAAAAATCACTTCTTAGAAACTCTTCCAAGTGCATCAAGATAATGGGCCATTGACCCTGAAACCTCTTGATGATACTCCATACCTTCTGCGATATAATCTGAGTTATCTAGTTGAGTACCAGCATATCTTGGGAAATAAGATTCCCTGAGAGTTACTAGTTTCTCACGATAGTCTTCTTCACTATCAAACTCAACATTTTCGGCAAGAGAAGCGAGTTTGTCTTTCTGAGAAAGAGCAAGACCCTCAGTGACATCAGCAAAAATTACATCAGTAACTGATTCTGCTAATCTCTTATTTAGAGCAACATTTCTTTCGATTTGCTCGTTGAGTTTAGTCTCCATTTCATCAAGTTTATCTACCATACTCTCAATTACATTATATTTTTCTTCAGGGATTGATACATAATGTTCTTCAAAAAGATTTTTCATTCCTGAGAGAAAACTCTCAGTCATTTCAGTTTTAATGCCTTGCTCAATAGCAAGAGCATTTTCTTGAATCCATTCATCTGAAACATATTCAAGATAGGAATCAAGTCTATCTGTCAATTCTTCTTTGACTAATTCAATTTCCTCTACGAGTCTTTGCTCATAGTGATATTGAATTGCTTCTTCGATCTGCTGAGTTCTAGCATTCAATGCTGCTTCAAAAACAGTTTTTGCTTTTACTTTAAAATCTTCAGAAAGATCTTCACCGGAAAGAAGTGCAGAAACATCTTCTTCAATTTCTTCTTCAATTTCTGCAAAAGCTTCTTTCATTGCTTTTTCTTTTTCATCCTCCTCCTCCTCATCATCTTCTTCTTCGTCTTCTTCTTCGTCTTCGTTTTCTTCTTCGCCCTTTTTAGATTCTTTTTTATGGGCTTCTTCTAGTTCTTCTTCACCTTCTTCTGTCTCATATTCATCTTCAACTAATTCTTCATCTTCATCTTCCTCTGAAGATTCTTTGACTGGTGAAGCCATTTTCTTCATGCCTTCAGCTGCCTTGGCACCTTTGGTTACAACATCTTTTACTTGCTTTAGAGTTGTAGAAGGATCTTTTAATTTTGATGAATCGTCATCGGAACGATAATTCTCTGGTGTTGGTCCACCAAGATCTTCCCAACTGCCGGTTTGTCCATCAGGAATTCCTGTGGTTAACTTTGGCATTGGTTCTGCTGCCTTTGCACCGGCATTTACAGCAGTTTTAGATTGTTTTGTGTCTGATTCCATTTCTTGTAAGTTTTTACCACGGGACATTTGAACTCTCCGATTTAACTAATGTCTTAAATCTATATTTATTTATAATTTAGAATTTTAATACTATAAAATTACAGCATACCTAAAAACTTTTCAAAATGTTGCAACCTTCTCTGTTCAGTCAATTGTCTTTGCCTTACATCTTTTTCAATAATATTTTTAATTGATTCTGCAACCCAAGATTTTTTATTTGAATCATAAATCCACTCCTTTCCTTCCATAATTCCATTTACAAATGCGTCAGGGGCAGAGGGATCTGCAACAATATCTGCTGCAGTGGCAAGCATAAAATCTTCGCCAACTAAAGAATATCCTTCATTAGTTGGAATTAGAGAACCAACACCACGAGAAGAAACACCAAGCATTACACCTTCTCCAAGAAGTGAAGATGCAATTTTTCCCATTGGAGTGTCAAGAATTTTTGCTTTTCCTATAAAATTATCACCATTTTTTTCAAGCATAGTGATTTTATGAGAAACTCTATCAAGATTTAAAGTTGGCCCATCTGGGTGACCAAGCTCACCAAGAGCACGACCTTTTTGAATAAAATTCTCATTGTACCTTTTAACTTCTCTTTCGAGAGTTCTCATTTCATAGAGTCTTTTATTTCTATTTGGTCTATTTGCTTGAAGAAAAATACCTTCAATAAAAAGTGATTTGACACCATTTTTTTCTTCGGTAATAACTTTTACCTTTTCGATTTCTTCTGTGATAAGTTTCATTGAATTAACCACCTGCGATTTGAATTTCTGTAATGTGAACTTTTCCTGTTGATGAAGCAGCAATTTTTACTACTTTTCTTAATTCACCTTCAGTATCTGTTGGAGCAGATAGACCAGAAGATGTGTTCCAATTCAATGTAAGTTTTCTTGAAAAACCACCATTAACTCCACCAGTAGCATCAATAGTTGCAATTGATGCAAAAGTGGTGTTAATTCCTGCTGGAGAAATTCCAGTCAATTCAACATAGTCACCCACAGAAAATGAAGAGAATGTTCCTTCTGGGAGATATATGGTGGTTGTAGCACCAGTATCAACACCAACAACTCTTTGAGAAATAACAGTTTCTTTAAGAATTAATTCTGTTCCTGCTTTTGCCCAAATACTATTTGAAGTACTTACACCAGGATTTGAATCAACTTCAATATATGCATCAGTTTCTGGAACAATTCTCAAATAACCAGACTTCAAAGCAATTGGTCCACTGGTACTAATTCCAGTGGACAAATCACTAATTTTTTGAACAATCTTATATGCGGACATTTTAAATGTTGTTGTTATATAACTTATTTATTATTTAATAAATTTCCTTCCATCTTAAAGATACTCCAACATTGGTTGGATCTGCTCCAATGTTGGTAACCCTTACTGAAAATATTTCAGAGTCTGTCGAATAATAATTTTGTGATAAAAAGTTTTTCTTTGATGTTGGTCCTGTAGTAACTTGTGCTGTTGTTGCTGAAGGTTTATTTGTATTTTGACTATCTCCAGCAGCGTAACCTCCCATAAAATCTTCAAAATATGTAGTGCTTATTCCGGTCGATGACTCGTTATATTCGACAACGGATTCGGTGTTCTCGGAAACCCAAGTTCCAGATGTATTAATTCCAACAGAACTTCTAAATTTTACAACTTCATATTTTATATTAGATCCAGCGCTAAAAACTGAAATATCTTCTAATTTTACTGTTGCTCTATTTGGATAACCTTTGAATAAATTTTTTAATCTAATTGCTAAGATGGGAACAGTGCTGCCAACACCAACTGATCTCAAGGAAGTTGTGTGAGAAAATTCTCTACCTGCTTCAGAATATC